CCAGCATTCTCTACTTGTTCTACTGATTTTTCGGGGTCGTTTATTAAAAAGGTTTTTGGTTCTGTTAAACCATAATCTGCAAGTCTTAATGAAGTTCTATACTTGTCAGCACAAATTGAAATACACTGTCTATTATTAACTAGAGTAACTTCTTCTTTTTCTAAAATAGAAACAAAGTCCATCCAACTATCTTTTCTGGTAATTGAACCTCTAATAACAGCAACTGTTTGTTTGTCGATTTCAAAACCTTTTTTGTCGTCTTTGTTATGAAATCTACGGACACCATCTTCTAGTGTTGTGAAACCACCAGTAAGTTTAAATAGGTAATGTGGATATTTTAATTTATCACACTCTTCCTGTAATCTATCAGCAGTATGAAAAGTCTTCGCCTCTTCAGGTTCATCTGTTACGATGAGTAATCTTAGAAAGGGTTGTTCTTTTTTTGCTTCTGATAAGAAGTCTTTAAACTTTGGTACTAACATTTCCGCCATCAGTTCCTTCAATCTTTTTGCCTATATTATATTTAGCAGTCAAACTCCATTCACTCTTTTCTTTAAATGGTAATACTTTAATTTGGCTTAATGGTGCTTTTTCTTCTACTTTTTTAGTATCAACAATTGCAACCAATGACCAATCTTGTAGTAATAATGCTATAGTATTTCTTCTTTGTATATCATTTTCTACAAGAGTAGATTTTTTGCCGTCTAAAGCAAACAACTCTTTAAAGTGTGTAATGTAATACTTGCCTTGTTTATGTAAAATATGGCATGATTGGTATAATGTTTTGTCTTTACGACTAGCAACACCAATTCTTGTTAATGTTTCTCTGATTTTTAAAAAATCATCTGGTTGTGAGATAGTGACCTCTAACATATCACTAGCTGACCAGCTTATAATTTCTTCACTCATTTTCTTTTTCTCCCACCCTTAGAAAGGTTTATTCTTATACTTTCAATTTGGTCATTAGACAATAGGTTGAGAGCTTCTTTTGCTTTTGTGTTACTGTAACCATAATACTCTTTCACTATATCCATGTCTTTTAGTTTGGCTTGTGATAACCACTTGCCACCAAATCGCTTCTTCTTTCGGATACTATTTATAAGATAGTGAAATTGCATTGTTTTTGGTAAGAAATGATAACCATTCATTTCATTAGCATTCATCACGGTATCATAATGCATAGATACACACTTGTTAATAATGAATGGTGCATACTTCTTAGTCCACTCTGTGTCTTCACTATCAAGTAAAGGTTCTTTACCGTAGTTGATAGAGTTTAGGTAATCTTTCAATTCATACATAATATTTAATCTCTTTCGGTGTGAAAGGCAATTTAGTCAATACAAAATTTACTACATCTTCTAGTTCATCATCTTTTAGATTATATAGTTCTTGTTGATTTTGTGTTAACTGAATTCGTCTGCCTTTGTATAGTTTTTTTACAATACCTTCCGCTTCATATGTTTCTAATGTTGATGATAATACAATCTCTACATAACATCTGAAATCATTTCCTGGTTGGTTTCTACTTCGCATTACGGCACTAAGAAATTTGGCCTGACCGATTTTTAATTCACCTCTTGCAAGAACACCTGTTTCAAAATCTTTAATGTGTGACCTGCCAAAGTATAATACAAATCGTTCTTGGCCTGCTTCTTCATAACCAGTGCCATCTTTGGTCTTCTGAGTTCTATGGCCTTCTTCTAGTCTATCCTTACAATAGTCTAGGTAACCAATACCTTTTACCATTACAGCCTCTATTTGAAATTACAGTTTGCCATAATCTCTGTTAGACATGCAACCATATTAATTTCTTGGTCAGCAACAAAGGCGGCTTTGTATTGATAACCTGCAATAATTAATACTGCTTGAGGTACTGATTTACTTTCAAGTGCCTCATACAAACTATTGTAGATTGTAGAAAATAAAGAAGATGGTTCTTTATCTAAATTATTAATAACCCACTTTCGCATATCATTAAACTTTTTATCTTTTAAGATTTGCATAAGTTCTTTGTTATTAGTTTCAGATAGATTAAACAAAACACCACTATCAATCTTACCTCTTACAGAATATCTTTGTAACTCATTAATAGTCCGTCTGAAATCAGGATAATGTTTTTGTATAAGTTCGGCAAGAACCTTTGGGTCAAACTCAACTTGTTCATCTTTAAGAATACCAGATAGTCTGGTCATCAATGCTTTTGCTGTCTTAACCTTTTGGCCATTCTTAATAGCAAAGTCAATCACTGTACACCTACTATGCAAAGCAGGTATAATTTTCATCTTGTAATTACAAGTAAAAATAAATCGACAATTTTTGTAGAATGTTTCTATGAAATTACGCAAGGCAGGTTGAACGGACTCAGCGTTCATATAGTCTGCCTCATCTACAATCACAACTTTATGGTTTGATTGTTCTGTTAATGATACTGTAGAGGCAAAGTTTTTAATCTTGTGCCTTAGTGTATCAATTTGTCGGCCTTCATCTGAACCATTGATGATGATATAATCAGCACCCATTTCTTCACATAATGCACGAGCAACAGTAGTCTTACCTGTACCGGCAGAACCACTTAATAACAGATTTGGTATTTCGCCTTGTTTAAGAAACTCTTGGAATGTTTCTTTTAGACTTTCTGTAAGGATACAATCCTTAATTTTTTGTGGTCGATATTTCTCAACCCACAAATACTCTTCTGACATAATATATTCCTCACTTTATTCATTATTTAGTTTCTTTATCATATTTAAAGGTAACATCATAGCCACCTTTTCTATCTGTCCACCAATCGTCTTCTCTATCATAATCCAATTCAGAAACAAAGTCATAAAACTTATCACTTTCCTCATCTGTTGGTGCTTCACCCTCCGGTTCCATACCACCAAATGTTTCTTGGTCTTGGTGTGTTAGAATTTCTTTAAATCTTTTTACGGATCCAAATTCTTCTATGATAGCTTCGTCTGGACAATCATATTTAAATTCAGAAGCTACTGAGTGCCATTCGGTTTTAGTAAACTCTGTCATTATTAAAATTCACTATCAGGTTCAACAGCAATCCAGTATTGGACTTTTTGGCTTCTGTTTACAAAGTGTGAAATCTTTGCTTGAGAAATCGCCACATCATAGTCACCCATAATCATTTTAAGGTTTTCAGTTTTGAAATATGCCTTAAAAGTTTTATCTGTTGCACCTACTTCAATTGAATAATCATTTGAAGATGGAGTTTTCTTATCTAAGGCAACCAATTTGATTGTACTACCATCGCCTTCAACAGCAACATCTGGTAAACCAAGTGTATTGACACCTTTCATAAGTTTAGTAAACATCTCTTTGGTAAGTTGGAATGTTACAAACTTATCTGGCATTGTAATAGGCTTTGTTGGCGCCACTACAACCGATTTATCTGCAAAATAATACTTAATAGATTGTTTACCGTTTGCATCTTTAATAGTAAGTTTTTGACCACCATTAAAGTTTAAAGTTGCTTTGTCAAACAAATCAACTGCTCGTAAGAATTCAGGCAAATCATAGATTGCAAATTCTTGTTCAAACTTCTCACCGATTTCAGCTTCTGCCAAAATGTTTTTAAGTGTAGAGATAGTTTGAATTTTGTTACCGACATTAACTACGATACCTTGGTTGATATCAGAAAAGTTTTTTAGTACGGCAACCGTTTCACTGCTTATATTCATAATATATTTCTCCTTTAAAAAATTAATTATATATCATATCTCATCAAATGGCAAGGCCAAGATGCTTAGCCACATTCTCTGGAGATGTTTCACCATATGGGTCATTTTCACCACTATCTTTAGGTTCAATAAACCATTTCTCAATTGCATTATCATTTACGATACATGCATAACGCCATGACCGATTACCAAAACACACATCAGATTTATCTGTTATCATACCCATACCACTGGTAAATTCACCATTACCATCAGGTATTACTTTAACATTTTTGATGCCTAAGTGTTCTGCCCAAGCGTTCATAACGAAACTGTCATTAACAGATACTACATAGATTTCATCTATACCAGCATCTTTAAATTTTTGATAATTTTCTTCGAAACCTGGTAGTTGATATGTACTACAAGTAGGAGTAAATGCCCCAGGTAATGAGAATAGAATTACTTTTTTACCACTGAATAATTCAGTTGATGTTTGACCAACATATTCACCACCAATAGGACAACCACCATCTTCTGGTTGTTCATCACCTACACGGCATTGGAAAGTTACATTGGGTATTCTAGTTGGTTTCATTCTATATCCTTCATATTAAAATTTGGAGCGAGTAGGGAATTTCGCAATCCCGACCTCTTCGTTGGCAACGAAGCGCTCTACTTCTGAGCTATACTCGCAATTTGGAGCGGAGTGATTGTACTGCCCAATCTTCTCTTGGTTGGAAACCAAGTGTGTTACTTTTATACTAACTCCGCATTTATTCATTGTTTACAATAATACACTAAAGGCGTCCTAATGTCAAGCCTAGGACGCCAATAGCCTAATTATTATTTAATGTTGATAGTTCTAGCTTTCTTATGGTCTGGAACAATCTTCTCTAAAGATACTTTTAAAAGACCATCTTTTAATTCAGCACCTTTAACTTCAACATCATCAGCAATTGTAAAAGATTTAGTGAAGCTTCTTTTAGCAATACCTTGGTGTAATACACCGTCATTGTCTTCTACTTCTTTTTCTTCTTTTGATTTTACTGATTGGATTTTAAGCATGTTATCCTCAAAATCTACTGATATGTCTTTTTTACCATAGCCTGCTAACGCAACCTCAATATTATATGTTAAAGAACCTGTCTTTACAATATTGTATGGTGGATAGTTATTAGCCGTCAACTGTGGTAAATGATTGGACATGTTATCGAAATGTTCGAACATGTCATCAAACCCCACTGTGAATGGTCTAAGGCCGGTAAAAATTGAATGAATTGCTTTGTGATTTGTCATATTAATCTCCTTTGTTTAAGCAAGTTATAATTTGATACCTCTAATGAGCGTATCATAGTTATTTATATAGTCAAATGCCAAAACACTCATTCAGGTTAACGCTAGCGCCCCTGAATTCTGGTGGGCTGAGGTAGGTCTCACCCTCATTATACTAACTTATCTTACTAAGCCTATCACCGTAGTGCTACGAAGACCAATGAGCCCGAATTAGGTGGTGGTTTTGTTCAGACAGACCACCAACTGCTGACTATTAGGTGTTTTAACACTGGCGTCACCCCTTCCTCGCAGTAGGTCTTACGATTTGCCTACTCCCCTATTTATTACATAACAGGCACAGGCGAGGGAATTTCTTTATCTCATTTGTTCCAATTTCTTCATCTTCTTCTTGTAATTCTTTATGCCTTCTTTTTTCTTTTCTCTTTTGATTTCAGATGGCTTCTGATAATATTCTCTTGCTCGTAACTCTTTAACAAGGCCACTCTTTTGTACTTTCTTTTTAAGTACACGCAATGCCTTTTCAAGGTTACCGTTTCTTACTTCAACAAATACCATGTTGTCCTTTCTATGTTAATTTTGTAGTGAAAAAAAGGTGGGGGACACTACTCCCCCACCAGGACACTACTATGTTTTGATGATATTAGATAACATCGCTGTCATCTGAGGCATCATCGTCCTCATCCACTTGTGAAGATATATCAGCCTGTCTAGCTTCTTCGCTAATCTGCTCAGCAGTAGCGCCAGCATCAACTTTACTGTATAACTCCATAAATGAATTCTTAGTGTCATCATCGAACCTGTTTACACACACTTCAATAGCTTTCATTTTGTTCGCTTTGAAGATGTTAAACGCTTGTACAATGTGTACTAGTCTTCTAGTTGAAATAATCTCATCGACACCACCATCAAAGTAGGTCTTTCTGATTACATCAGCCCATGTTACTAGCTTCTGACAAAACTCTTTGTCAACCTTACCAAATGTACCCATAGTATTAACTAGGATTTTTTCTTCTATTTTAGCAGAAGGATAAGATTGTTCAAATGTAATTGGAAATCTTTCTAAGAAAGCTTCGTTAAGTACATTTGTACCGATGAATTTACCATCATCACTACCTTGACCTTTTGTATTGGCAGTAGCAACAACTGTGAAACCATCA